AGAATTAGTAAATGTTGGTCTGTCATTATCGTATAACATATGCATTGAATAAAATGTCATATCTTTTTTATGTTCACCTGGTAATATTATTGTATCATAATGAAACCAAGGAAAGTAGGTACCCATTATCGTTTTCTTTAATTTCTCAAACACATTTGGTTGTAAGAAATTGTCTATGACTTCATATCTTCTATTTAACTCTTCCATTTAATATAACCTCCATCGCTTCTAATATTTCTTGTACTGTCCACGTACCATTTATTTTCTTTTTAAGATTTGAGTTCACTTGTTATAATCTCCTTCATTATTAATTTTGCTTTAGTTCTATTAAATGATATAAATGGTTTCATTTTTTTAAGTTTTCTGGACATATCAGACCACACAACTTTTTCAGTAATTTGTTTATCCCAGTTTTTAATAAAACCAAGAACCGAATCAAGTATGATGGCGGTTGAGTATGAAACTTTCCGTTGAATAAGTAATCGTAGCATTCTAGGATGTTGCCCATTAACCACGCTGAAACCGTCATCAAAAGAAATGCCCCTCCTGCTAAAGTCATAAACAATACTATTAATACTGTTTCGTAAACTGTAGTCAAAAGACTCAAAATATTTCCTGTAATTGAGGTAGGTTTTGTGTCCATCGTCATTTAATAAATTTCCTATCCATTTTTTACTATCGTCAATAAAATTACTTACAAAAAAATCAAGCACTTCACTTGGACTATATCTTGTAGATAACTTATAGAAGAAGTATCTATCTTTTCTTTTAGTAAATGAATCCAATGTTGCATTTACTTTACCTGTATATTTATGATAGTCATAAGTGTCTGTTGTAAAATGCAACTTAACTCCTAGATATATCTTATATACGTCAAATCCACCATACGCCATATTAATCAATCAAATACTTATAACAAATTGGAAAATGGTCTTTTATATGTTTTGATAATTGATGAGTGACCATTCTAGTTTCCTCTTGAGCATTCTCCTTATTTCTTAAATTACAAACTCTACTAAAGGCATATACACTACCTGACCATATCCACTCGGTCATCATACATTGAGGCAATACCATACGTGCCATTTCAGGTGCAATACCTTCCTCTAACATATAATGGTATGTTCCTTTACAAGTATCTATTAACTCCATAATATCAAATTCAATCTCTTCTTTACTTGAACCTTGTTTAATATTTTCTTCTGGTCTCTTTCTCCACATAAATGGTATATAAAATTCTGGTTTATCATCTACATATCTTCTACTCACTTCGTTCCAACTTAAACCTACTTGATGTTTAACTAATTGTCTTGCTACAAATACAGGTGCCTTAATTCTAAATGATAAAAAGGCGTGAGCAAATGGAGACCAATGATTATGTTTAGCCAAATACTTAATTAACTTATCATCTTTTTCATCAAGTACTTCTTTTGTTTTTGAAAATGATACTCTAGCAGCATTTACTACTGATAGGTCACTACCCATTTTATCTATAATTTGTATATTCATTAAAATAACTTCCCTAACAATTTAAGTCCATATAATATACCTATAACAGAAAGAGTACCTGTTATACCTTGGTCTATAAATGCAAGTATTGAACCAACAATTAATAATGCATAGAACACATAAGTTTTCCAGTTCCAAACATAATAGAACCAACCGTGGTCTTTCTTTGTAGGTCCAAAATCTAATTTAGGTTCTTTCATTATGGTAGCATTCCAGGTTTACCACCTTTTAACAGGTTTAGTTGTGCTGATTGATGTTGTATTTTTTCTTTGAGTTGTTTTGTAATTAAACGTGCTGTAGTTTCAATTTCAATATTGTTATCATCACAATATTTGACAATAGCATCCACATATGATAGTTCTTTATGCTTCTTTACTATGTCCTCTATTATTAGTGAAAATTCTTTTGAGTTCATTGTGTTACTATAACATATTTATTAGCAAATGTAAAGTGTGTAATTTTTCTGTTGCCACGAAAACTACACAAACGCCGTTACCTATTAACTAGGCAGCAAGAGCAAAGTTTCCTTCGCCATTTAAAATTAACAGTACGCTGTCAGCGATTTAACTCCAGATAGTTTTAGTTAGTAGTCGAATCTAACTCACCCCCTTAAAGCACACAAAAATGTGTTTTGAATTGGTGGAGGTGGTGGGAATCGCACCCACGTCCTCACTAATTATTATCTACCCTTCAACGTCAAATTCATTATAAATCAGTTTTTGGTTTTGGAGGTTCTGTCCATTGTAAATTAAACGACTTGTACATCATACAAGATTCCGTACCTTTCATATTAGTTACTACTGCTATTGATTGTTTAAAATCTTCTGACACCCAATAGGTAACATAATAGACTATCTCACCATCTTCCCTTGCACCAACTTTACCAACAGACATATTAGCCATATTAAATTTATATGTCTTTAAATATTCTTCAATATAGACTTGCTGACCACACATTACTGGCATTTGCATCCAATAAAGTTTTGGTTGTGCTTCAGGTTGTAAAGGTTCAATTGTATCAGGAGTTGGTGAATCTGATACTGCTCCAACAACAGGACTCATTAAGAGTGCTGTTGCAAATATTATTGATATTAAGTATTTTAACATAAGTGACCTTTCGTGGATAAAATTTAGGCCACTTCATTAATGTTATTGCTTGATTTTATCTTTGTTCAGTTCTTCATAGTATTTATAAAAATACTTTATAGATTCTTCAAGTTTAGGTTCAAATTCTTTTCTGTCTTTGACAAAAGAACGCATTGTACCATCTTCACCAGCCATTAATATGACTAATTGGTCTATTCGTTTTCCGAATAACTCCTCGTACATCATTGCATAGGCGGTAGTCTGAACAAAATAGTTCTCTATCCAATCTTCTTTACGTTCTTTATTTGCTGTCTTGAAATCTATTACTGATAACTTACCATTATACTCAGCAATACAATCAACTTGACCTGCAAGGGTCAATTTATGACTATACATTATTGTTTCTAACATATGTATATTATTAATTTGGTCTATGTAAGGTAGCATTAATCTAAACATACCTAATGGCAACACATCACGAATACTCGGTGTTTCACCTTTTAAATATTGTTCAACAAGTGTATGAGTTGCTTTGCCTCTTCGTGCTGCTCTACCCATTTCCCAATTGGCTGCTTCTTCACCAACTGCTCTTCTCCACTTCTCTAATCCTTCTTTTTTCTGTACACCTAAAACTGTTGTAATAGATGGATAGTTTTTACCATCAACTTCATAAAAACGGAAACCGTCTATACGTCTGCCTTTTGTGTTTGGGAGTTTAGTTTTATCTATATCAACCCAAGTAAATTTACTTGCCATTTTGTTTCCTCAATTTCTTTCTCAAATCACTTATTCGGTGTTTGATACCGTCTATTGTTGTGTACATCCATCCACAATCGTGTGGTTCAATTTGAGTCCTGAACCACTTGATTGTTTCTTTTAATACTTCAATCTGTTTTTTTATACTCATACTCTTATAATAACATTATATTAGCAATTTGTCAATGCTTAAATAGACCTATGGAGCATATAGTGGTCAGTAAGTTTCTTACGTTCCTCTTCTCGCTCATTATTAAGAGTATTTACCTCTCAACTAGGGTCGTATGGCTCATATATCGTCTTTCCATCAGAATTTCTATAAGCTCTTAATATCTGCTTTCTATTATCTTCTGAATTCTTATATGAGCAATGGATCCAACCGCTATTCGGTTCATCCACATTGTGGTATTCCAATATCAGTTGGTCAAAATCTAAATTATCAATTATGTATTTTGCTAGTTCAGCATTTGGTATCCCAAATATTTCAAAATCAGCGGCTTGCCCCTTGGCGTGCTGTGATTTTAAACTTGAACCTATCTTAACACATAATTCTGGAGAACGATACCCACTTGATACTGATACTACCTTACCATAATGAGTTCTAATCGGTTGTAATATTTCATCACATAATTTTTTCAAGTTCTCTTGATGGTCTTCACTAGGATTATTACTAATTCCGTGCCTTTCAGCCGTCTGACTTTTGGTCATCTCCTTCAACGAAAAATTTTCGGTTAATTTCATTTATTATCCTCTTGTTAGTTTTAAAAGTTTCTCTATTTGCGCCTTAATAATTGGACCTCTATTCGGCCAATGTATATAAGGTTCATCACTTTTTTGTAAATTATATAAAAACGGTAACACAATCTTTTCAATATCTTTAAACCTTGCTTGAGTTTCTTCATCACTAATCTCTTTTGTTATCGTTTCTTTATCGTTCACTATTTGCATAATTTCGTTCATCATACTTTTGATAGTAGAAACATCTGACTTAACTTTAGATAGTTCAATGTTTGTTCCTTCTACTACTTTAGGATCAATGCTCGGTGTGTCTGATGGTTTAGATGATACTGGAGTAAAACCCCAATCGTTATCTAAATCAAACCCACGCATAAAGTCTGGTATGTCTTTGTCTGCCATTAATCTGCTACTCCTTTTCGTCTGTTTCGTGTTCTGGCTCTCTTAATCGCTTGGTCTGTTTTAATTTCTTTTATGCCTCTACGTCTATGATGTTGAGCAAAAGAGCTATTTGGATGTGCTTCTGCTATTTTTTGTTTAACATCTTTCCAACCACCGTCTTCTCTATAAGAAATGCCAGCAACCCCTCCAACTATATTTATGGGTACAGGTACTTGTCTAATATGCTTATTCTTTTTTAGATATTCTTCCATTTCTGAAATCATCATCATATCAGTCCACTGCTTACCTGTCTTCTTATTTTCAAACGTGTATCTAGGCATTGAGATATCTCTTCTTGTACCACTTATAAAAAAGTTTATCAGAAAAATATTCAACTACTGCCGAGGCAGGTACTTGGTCGCTTCTGATACAATCAGCAACATCTTGATAATCTGTTTTATCTACTTTTAATTGTTTTTTTGATGTCATTCCTGCTAATATTATTTGTTCTCTTTTTCTCTTCAAATCTTTTAATCTCTTTACGCTCATCTTTTTTATCTAATCTACCAAAGTATTTTTTCAACAATGGTGCTATAGTTCCTCTATTCATTTCCTTTTTTCTGTAATCTAAAAAAGAAAGTTATTGTTTTTCTTTCTTTAAAAGTATAATCTAAACAAGGTGCGTGTTGTAAGGCACCACTATATAAAACCAATCTATTTGGAATGGAACTTATATATATGTCTGGTGTTTTTTCCATTTGAGTATGAAAAAATGCCGTACCTCCATCATATGCCTGGTCAAAATACATAACTGCTGCCATTAAAGGTTCTTTATCTTCTGTAGAAGTATCTCTATGTATAAAACCATATTTACCAAAGTTTTGTGGAGATTGTTTTATCTCACTCAATACAATTTTTCTAGCAAGTGTCTTGAAATCACGAATTTTATTTCCTAATATACTTTCTATCTTGTTTATAATAAAATCATTCTCTTTATCATATGGACTTTCATAACAAGGAAACGCCTGTAATCTATTTCCATATTGATTTTTAAATGGTTGATGTGATTCACGCCATTGTAAATTATTATCTAAATCTTTTTTAATATCCCAATACTTATCTGCTGGAAAGAAACCTGGAAGAGTTAATATTCCACCACTTAACACATAGTCTAACATTTATTCTCCAAAATAAATTGCTTCTATTATTGCCTGTTTCATATTAATGATAGGTTACCTTTTCTTGTTTATATTTACTTCTTAATTTCTTCCATACACCGTGCCAAAAGTTCTTTGACCAATCTGTTTCTGACCTAGACATTGCTTTTTCAGCATTGTTAATCAATTTTTCAGCACATCTGTTGCAAGCATTATAATGTGTTTTCATAAGTATCATAATATCACTTTTTTTCATCTTTGTCAATGGTAGTATTAGTAGGTACGTGTACTTCAACGTTCTTACAAATATACTCAACTCCTTCTTTAATTGCTCTAGTTACTTTACAATCATAACCTGTTATCTTTGATAACGCCCAATCGTTAGTTGTAGGTAAATCAGCAGCTGATAATGCCAAATCTGTACCTGTTTTAATAAGTGAAGTTACTTTATATTCTGAATATGCACCACCTGATGTTGCTAACCAAGCAGGTGCTGTACCACACGCATTTAAAAGTAGTAATAATAGTATTGCTATCTTTCTCATTTCTTAACTCCTGATTCTAAATACGGTTTACCAGGTTTTTCATTCCATTCCATTATCTGGTCTAGTTTAATTCTTATCTCATCTGGATCTAAACCTAATTTCATTAACTCTTCCGTACCCATACTCTTAAAAAACTCTTCATAATCTCTATTCTTTAAATCTCTTTTACCTAATTTTGCAAAAAATGTTTTGTAAAACTTTTGCTTATCTCGGAGACCTTGCGATATAGTTTTCGCTCTAGTCGCTTCCCTTTGCCAATTAATCTCTTTTTCTTTTTTCTTACTCTTCGCTTCATTTTGTAATTTTCTTTCTCTTAATGATATGTTAGCGGCAATCAATAACAATACTGCTAATGGATCAAATACAAATATTAATACAATAATAATCCATCTAACTGCTTCATCAAAATGGTCTTTTGCGTCTTCACCATATATTAATTCTGCAACATATTTAAGTGGACCAACATCTGCTTCTATCTTTAATTGGTCTAATTCTATATTACCTTTCTTTAATGTCAATTCTGCAATCTTATCCATTGCAACTCTTATTTCATTATTTAAAAAATCTCTTTCTTCTTTTTGTTTCTTACGTTCTTTTAGTCCTCTACTAACATATTCCTTATCTATATATACCTCTAATGCTTTGTCTAATAAGTTTAATGTATTTTCTGCTCTATCTATAATAACATTTTGTGATAATATTTGTTTATCTATTAATGTTATTTGTACTGCATTATCACTTGTAGGTCTTACTTGGTCTAGGTGTGCCTTTGATAAGAAACCAAAGATACCCATACTAGTTACAAATACTAATACAATAACAGACGTAGTTAAATATGCCCTTATTGATTGTGGTAGATTTGGATTCTTCCAGTTTTGATATAACCAACTGGCGGCAACTAACTTACCAACTTCTAATGAAGTACCCATAGCAATAATTGCTACTTTAGCACCTGCAAATAAAGTTGCTAGTCCTATAATACTATAAGCGGCAGCAATACCTGATATAGATATGGCACTAGCTAGTACTACTAAAATGAAAAACAAATTTCTCATTATGGTTTAGTTTCTGGCAAGATTTTAACTTGCTTATCTTCCTCTTGAATATCGTTTAATACTTTTTCTACTTTACTCATTATATTAATAACTCTTTCATCATAATCTTCTGTAGTAGAAAATTTATCTAAAGTTCTTACTAGTGCTTTTGCGTCTAGTAGTTCACCATCTTTTAGTAATTTTGCTCTTAATGCTCTAAACTCTTTATATGCTGGGTGTTCATTTAATATTCTTATGTATTCTTTAACTGAATTACATTTTGTTTCAAATACTCTAACTCCCCAACCTGGCCACTTTTCAACACCTTCTGGTAATAAATGTGGTTTTGTACTTTTGAATACTCTAATACCAAATAAGTTATTTGCCTTAACTGCAAATCTACTTTGACCCCAAGCACTCTCTAAAGCGGCTTGTGCTGTCACCATTTGAATAGGTACTCTTTTATCTGGTGGTGTATGATAATTTAAAAAATCAACACACTTGTTAAGTTCTATTATAAATTCTTTTGAGTTAGTATATTCAAAACTAGGTTCATTTAACCCTAATTTTTCTGCCCATTCAGCGTGTTCTATTCTAACTTCTTCTGTTGCTTTCTTAACTGCAAGTGGATTAGGTGTAAATGTTCCTATACCATATGTTATAGTTGATATTGCAACAACTAATAATGTTGCTTTTAACCACCAATATGATTTTCTTAAAAAATTAGATGTACTTGCTTTGATTTTCACTAAAACCTCGCTACTTTGTACTCATAACCACCGATTGATGGTTCATTTTTCTTTTGGAGAAAACTTATTTTACTTTGAAATTGTGCCATACGTTTAAATATCTTTTCTGCTTGTAGTTCAGTAAAGTTATCATATATGTCTTTTGACCAATCACCAGTATAATAAATCATAGAGAATTCACCGTCTGCATTATCTATAAACT